TACCCTATTGTCTCCCTTACTTGGATCCTAGCGTATCCTGAGTATGAGAAGAATGATGATGTGAAGGACATGCTTCGCTGGATGCTGACCCCTACTCAACAGGGTAAAGCAGACGGTCTTGGTTATGTGCCTCTTCCTGAGGAGTTGAGAGTCAAAGCACTTGCTGCTGTTGAGACTCTTAAATAACTTACATATATAATGTATAACCGAAGAGACCCGTGGGGTCTCTTTTTGTTTGGAGGTTCTATGAACATGTATGTAAATCTGTGTCCAGCGTACACAGAAAAAAGTGAAACGCTAACAGTGGATGTACCTACTGATCAGATGGATGATTTCATGCAGTACGTTCACATCCTGAGTGAGGAGAAGAACATCTCCGCTAGACGTGCCTTTACTGATATGGTACGATATACATTTGATCACCTTATGGAGAAAGAGTATGACCGCAAGAGTCGTAAGAATGCTAAACGGCGAGGACGTAATCGCTGACGTAAAGGAAGTCAGAAAGGAAGAAGATGGTCCTGCTTTTGCATACCGATTGACTCAACCCTACACTATTTCTATTCAACAACCACCTGAGGTTTTGTTTGAAGCAGATGAACATGCTGCTCCTGTTGACTTTGATAGTCTTGAAGTAGAGTTCACTGTGTGGGTTCCTTTCTCGGCAGAAGAACATATCTTCGTGCCACTCCCTTCGGTGCAATTCATCTACAAACCGATGAATTCCCTTGTCGAAAAGTACAACCAACTATTGAATCATGGTAAAGATCCTAATTTTGAAGACGGAACCGTCACTATACTTGATCGGAAAGATGACGGAACTGGACGAGGAACCGTCATTGCTGATTGAGAACTGTCACTCGATCGCACCTGATGGAACTCTGTCCCCTTACCCCCTACACACAGATCAGCGAGATTTGTTCTTGACTTCTGACCTGACTTTGACTATACTAGACCCGTCTGCCTCAGTGGCAGATGCGTACAAGCGGTTGGTTAGTTGATGAATTTCTATACGGACGTACTTCTTCTCGGCGATGACATCCTTTATCGTGGATACGAGAACGGTTCACCTGTTCAGTATCGTGAGAAGATCCGTCCTACTCTTTTCTTTGTGCCTAGGGATCAGTCCAAGGCATCTAAGTACAAGACACTCGACGGTCGTAATGCTCACCCGAAACGTTTCGACGGCGCTAGGGCAGCACGCGATTTCATGCAGCAGTATGAGAACGTAGAGGGTATGGAAGTGCATGGTTACGATCGATTCGTATACCAGTTCATCGCTGACAAATTCAAAGACGAGATTCGTTTTGATATGGATCTCATGACGATCTATACGATCGATATTGAGGTCGGTTGTGACAATGGTTTCCCCTCAGTAGAGGCGTGCCAAGAGGAGATGCTCTGCATCACCATCAAGAATCTCATCACCAAAAAAGTAATCACCTGGGGAACTCGTGAATTTACTCCTGATGGCACTGAATATCGGGTGTTCTGGAAAGAACAAGAGATGCTATCTGACTTCCACCAATGGTGGACCGAGAACACTCCTGATATTATTACTGGATGGAACTGCAATCTGTATGACATCCCGTATCTGTGCCGCCGCTTGGAACGTGTTCTCGGGGAGAAGTGGAAGAAGTCCATGTCTCCCTGGAACCGTGTACTAGAACGTGAGATTGAAATCCACAATCGCAAGCACCTGCAATACGATATTAGTGGTGTAGCGATCCTGGATTATCTGGACCTGTACAAGAAGTTTACATACTCTGCACAGGAATCTTATCGTCTAGATCATATTGCAAATGTCGAACTGGGTCAAAAGAAAGTTGACCACAGTGAGTACGAGAACTTCAAAGAGTTCTATACAAAAGACTGGCAGAAGTTTGTTGAGTACAACATCGTTGACGTAGAACTTGTTGACCGTTTGGAAGACAAGATGAAACTGATCGAGTTGGCACTCACTCTTTCTTATGACGCCAAGGTGAACCTCAGTGATGTGTATTCACAGGTTCGTATGTGGGACACCATGATCTATAACGATCTTCAAAAGAAGAACATCGTGGTTCCCCCTAAGGTTTCTACCAAGAAAGATGAACAGTATGCTGGTGCCTATGTGAAAGTGCCTGAACCAGGTGGGTATGATTGGGTTGTGTCGTTTGACCTTAACTCTCTGTACCCTCACCTGATCATGCAATACAATATCTCACCTGAGACTCTCGTTGAGAGGCGTCATGGTGCTGTAAGTGTTGACAAGTTGTTGGAACAGGAGGCAGAGATTGACGGTGAGTATGCTGTGTGTGCTAACGGTGCTCAGTATCGTAAGGACATCCACGGTTTCCTGCCTGAAATGATGCAAAGAATCTATGATGACCGTAAGATCTATAAGGGAAAGATGCTTACTGCTAAGCGGCAGAATGAAAGCGCCCCGACCGTTCAGTTACAAAAGGATATTGCAAGGTACAACAATATCCAGATGGCACGAAAGATCCAACTCAACAGTGCCTATGGTGCCATCGGCAACCAATACTTTCGATACTTCAATCTGGCAAATGCTGAGGCGATTACTCTCTCAGGTCAAGTCTCGATCCGTTGGATTGAAAATAAAGTAAACGAGTATCTAAATAAACTGCTCAAAACAGAGGACAAAGACTATGTTATTGCCAGTGATACTGACAGCATCTATATCTGTCTTGATCTACTTGTCAATTCAGTATTTGATGTACAAAACGTTCCTAAGGAGAGGATTGTTAACTTCCTCGACGCTGCTTGCAAGACCAAAATCGAACCGTTCATCGACAAGGCGTACCAGGAACTAGCAACGTATGTCAATGCTTATGAACAGAAGATGTTCATGAAGCGTGAGAACATTGCTGACCGTGGTGTGTGGACTGCTAAGAAGCGATACATCCTCAACGTCTGGGACAGCGAGGGTGTCCGCTATGAGAAACCCAAACTTAAAATCATGGGTATCGAAGCAGTCAAGTCTTCTACACCTGCACCCTGTCGTCAGGCGATTAGGGATGCACTTAAAATTATTATGAATGGCACCGAGGAAGATGTGCAGACGTACATCTCAAAGTTCAGGAAAGAGTTTGAGAGTCTCCCTGTTGAGGAGGTTGCCTTCCCTCGTTCCTGTAATAACCTCGGTAAGTTCTCCTCACCACGCGACATCTATGCCAAGGGTTGTCCCATGCACGTCCGTGGTTCTTTGATGTATAATTATTATGTCAAGAAGAAGAAGTTGTCTCACAAATATCCTCTGATTCAGGAGGGTGAGAAGATCAAGTTCGTTCACTTGAAGATGCCTAATCGTATCGGAGAGAACGTAATCTCTTTCTTCCAAACACTACCCAAAGAACTTGACTTGCATGGTAGTATTGATTGGGATATGCAATTCGAGAAATCATTTCTTAGTCCCGTCAAGGTTGTCCTTGATGCTATTGGTTGGACACCAGAAAAACAAAACACCTTGGAGTTTCTATTCGCATGAGTTTCTTAAATGATGTAGTAAAGGAGATCGGCAATGAGTATGCTGGTTTCGTTAGTGAAGGCGTTGCTGCTGGCGACGTTACATCTTTCATTGATACTGGGTCTTACCTGTTTAATGCCCTGGTTAGTGGTTCGATTTACGGAGGTCTTCCTTCCAATAAGATTACTGCCCTGGCAGGAGAGAGCAGCACGGGCAAGACTTTCTTTGCTCTCAGTGTGGTTCGTAATTTCCTTACTACTGATCCTGAGGCTGGATGCATTTATTTTGAATCTGAATCTGCTATCTCTCGTGACATGATCGAGAGTCGTGGTATTCCATCTGATCGTATGGTTATTGTTCCTGTCACCACAGTGCAGGAGTTCAGGACTCAGGCATTGAAGATCCTGGAAAACTATATGAACCAGAAGGAACGCAAACCTATGATGTTTGTGTTGGACTCTCTGGGTATGCTGTCCACCACCAAGGAGGTTCAGGACTCTGCTGAGGGTAAAGAGACTCGTGACATGACTCGTGCTCAGGTTGTGAAGGCAATCTTCCGTGTGCTCACCCTGAAACTGGGTGCTGCTAACGTGCCTCTGCTGGTCACTAATCACACCTATGATGTCGTTGGTGCCTATGTGCCAATGAAAGAAATGGGCGGTGGTAGTGGACTAAAATACTCTGCATCGACTATTGTGTACCTATCCAAGAGCAAGGAGAAGGACTCAGACAAGAAGGTGGTGGGCAACATCATCAAATGCGAGGCGAAGAAGTCTCGTTTCACTAAGGAGAATTCCAAAATTGAGACTCGATTATTTTACGACAGTCGTGGACTTGACAAGTATTACGGACTACTGGAACTGGGTGAGCGCCACGGAGTCTTCGAGCGGGTCGGGAATCGCTACAAGATTGGTGGATCTAATCTTTTTCCTAAGTCTATTCTCGCTGATCCCGAGAAATACTTCACCCCCGAAATCATGAATCAACTTGACAAAGCAGCGGAGGCAGAGTTCTCTTATGGATCTTGAAAAATATGTTAGGGTCTATGATAATGCACTTGACGTAAATACATGTCGTGCTATCATTGACCAGTCCTCCAAGATTAAGTGGGAACGTTGGAATCGTGATGGTCGTCCTCAGTTCGACCAGTTCAACGTTACTGGTGAGGCAGAGGTCCCTCCTATGAATGGTCCATGGACCAAGATTCATAATGAGATGATCCTGTCTATCAGAAAATATACCAATCAATACATGGAGGATGTTGGGTGTGTAGATCAATGGCCAATGGAAAATGCATTGGAACAACTACGCCTCAAACGCTACAAAGTTGGGGAGAATGATAGGTTCGAGTGGCACGCCGACGTAGGTGACCACAGCAGTGCCCGTCGTTTTCTCGCAATGTTCTATTACTTAAACGATGTAGAGAAGGGTGGAGAGACAGAGTTCTCACACACCAAAGTAAAACCTGTACAAGGTCGTGTGCTAATGTTCCCACCTATGTGGATGTTCCCGCACGCTGGTCTTGCCCCTGTCAGCAATGACAAATACATTATCGGCACCTATTTACACTACGTCTAATGCAAAAGATTGAAGAGATTGCTCTTAGCAAACTGATACTTGATGAGAACTATTGTAAGAGTGTTCTTCCCTTTATCAAGGAAGAATACTTTGAACAGTCTGAACTTAGAACTCTCTTCGGTGAAGTAAATAATTACGTCACTCAGTACAATACTATGCCAGAACCACTGGCATTGAAGATTGAGGTTGAGAAGCGACGGGATTTAAGTGCTGAACTCATCAATGAGATTGAGAAGTTTCTTGACGAGAGGATTGACAATCAACATTACAATGATGAATGGTTGATGGACACCACAGAGAAGTGGTGTAAGGAACGTGCTATATACCTTGCCCTGATGGATTCCATCAAGATTGCTGACGGGCAAGATAAAGCACGAACCAAAGATGCTATTCCACATATTATGTCGGAGGCACTTGGCACATGTTTTGACGATACCGTTGGACACGATTACTTACTAGACGCAGATGACCGCTACGACTTCTACCACAAACAAGAAGACAAGATCCCGTTCGACCTTGACTATTTCAACAAGATTACGAAAGGTGGTCTACCTAGCAAGACTCTCAATGTCGCCCTTGCTGGCACGGGCGTCGGGAAGTCTCTATTCATGTGCCATATGGCTAGTGCCTGCCTCTTACAGGGGCGCAACGTACTCTACATTACACTTGAAATGGCAGAGGAGAAAATTGCTGAGCGAATTGACGCAAACCTCCTCGACGTACCAGTCAAGCAACTCTCTGACCCCCTCTTCTCAAAGCAACAGTTCAGAAACAAAGTAGATAAACTACAAAAGAAGACGCAGGGTCGCCTTGTTATCAAGGAATACCCTACTGCTTCTGCTCACGTCAACCACTTCAAGTCTCTGCTCAATGAACTGAGTATGAAACGTGGTTTCTCTCCTGACATTGTGTTCATTGACTACCTAAACATCTGTGCATCAGCACGTTACAAGGGTACGATCGTGAACTCTTACACATTCGTCAAAGCAATCGCAGAAGAACTTCGTGGTCTTGCAGTAGAATGCAATGTACCTATCGTCACTGCCACACAGACAACTCGTTCTGGTTATGGTAGTAGTGACGTGGACATCACTGACACCAGTGAGTCCTTCGGTCTACCTGCAACTGCTGACTTGATGTTTGCTCTCATCAGTACAGAAGATCTGGAACAGATGGGTCAGATTATGGTCAAGCAGTTGAAGAATAGATATAATGATCCAACCATGAACAAACGATTCATCGTGGGCATTGACAGATCCAAGATGAGATTGTATGATTGTGATCAATCCGCACAGGACGACCTGGTAGACTCAGGTCAAGACATCAAGGATGAAATCCTTGAAGTAAAATCAACACACAAATTCGACTCTTTCAAAGTATGAGTACCCAACCACCTAACGGCGCTGATAATGTGAACGTCGATTACAACTCCGCTGACAGAGCAGCAAGTGCAGCAGAGGAAGTAATGAACAAGATGCAGGACTTGAAGGACAACATGTCCGAGAATGCACAGAACATTGAAGATGAAACTCCAAAGACTCCCGAAGAGTTCATCAACCAGAAAGGTTTCAATGCCTGGCGTTCTGCTGAGCAGGTCAAAGAGAAACAAAAGATCAAGGAAGACAACGAAAAGTTTGCTGTTGATCTTGATAAGTATCTGGAATTTGCTGACAACACTTGTTCTGACTTCTCCAAAGATCATGAAGCGTACATCAAACGCCTGAATGATCTGCAAGAACTTGGATGTAACATCTCTCGTCTTGACACTGCTGCTTCTGGTCTCGCTGCTGAGTCTGGTGAGTTCATGGAGATTGTCAAGAAGATGAAGTTCCAAGGTAAACCCTGGAATGAAGAGAACAAAGAGCACCTTACCAAAGAACTTGGTGATGTGCTGTGGTATGCTGCACAGGCAGCAATGGCATTGGAGATCCGTCTCGATGATGTCATCTATATCAATACACTTAAACTGGCAAAACGCTATACTGGTGGTGCCTTTAATGTAAGTGACTCTGAGAACCGTGCCCCTGGTGATATCTAAGATATGGAGACTATGGGCAAAGGCACTCGGTGAAAAACAAGGATCTACTGACAGAGAGGCGGATGCAGTGGCTATCATACGCTCTGCTATACTCCTTTCTTATCTCATTACTAATTGTTTTATTATTTCAGGCGTAATTATTCATTGGAACGACAATCAATGCACGGAAAACTTGACCCAGACGAAGACGTAATGAGCGACGAACTAATTTCACAACGCAAATCATCTGCCTTGATGAAGGCACTGCACGATAACATCAAAGATACCATCGCAGAACTTGGATGGGATTGTTATGACGATGTTGTTGTGCAGGTTGGTGGCACCTCAGTCTATGAGATTGATGGTGCTGGAACTAAGTGGGCACCTGTTAAGGGTACTCGCAAATATAACAAGGATGCATTCATTGTTATTAAGAATAGAAGTAGGGAACCTTTTGCTCCGTCCCAAGCACCAGTACATGACTGTTAATAAATAGTCAAGTAACTGATGTCCATTCATGGCAAGGACTATTAAAGATGCATGGAATGATTACAAACGTCATTACATTGCAGGATTTGAAATCGTAGCAAAGAAAGACATCCCTGTGTATTCACAGGAGACGGGTCGAAACTCTGTTGCGACCATCTCTAAGGGAGATGGTGTCCATGTCAAACCGATTAAAGGAACAGAATATAAACCTCGAATCGAAGTCATCTATCAGAATGACAAGACAGGTTGGATCTCTACACCTGCTTTGGGTAAACCGAGATCTCAAACTGGCAAGATGAAAATGCCTGAATTAAAACCTCAGGCATTTGATATCCCTCTGGATAAGAGGATGAATTTTGAAACCTACTACAAGAAAGTTCTCGCAGCAATAGATAAGCGAGATGACTTGCAAGCGGTGATCAAAGTATATCTCAGAGAACTCACTGAGTTCTGTATGCATCACGGTGCAACAGAAAAGAAAGAGTTGAAAGATGCCTATGCTGATTTAGCAGCATCTCAGTACGCTGGTATCATAAACAATGTAGAGAAAGATTTCTCAGAGATCACTGCTCCCCTATGTGTTCTTGAACGTGGTGCAAACGAACTTGATAAACTAGGGTATGGTAAGTTAAATAAGAATAATGCACAGGTATTTCTACCTGGTGCTGGTAATGAACCACTGATTGACTTCCTGATCTATGATGATATGGACAGAGAGTATCCTTTCTCGGTCAAGAAGATCAGTAAGACTACTAACGTAGTCAAACCACAAGATATTGTTGGTCTCTTAGAGAAGAAGAAGAGAACCAAGTGGGTGAAAGAATATAAAAACAAGGTTGAGTACAAAGTTCTCAAAGTCCTGGCAGACAATGGTGTGAGACAGGGATCATTCCTGGCACTGAAAGTTCTGGCAGAAGATAGTAAGTTGAAGAGGAAACTACCACAGAATGTGATCCTCAACATTGATGCCATGGTGAAGAACGGTGACCCCACTGAGTCAGATGTAGAAGTGGCACACAAGTGGTGGTGGGAACTGGCAGAGATGTACTATAATGATGCCATAGAACACTGGACCGAACCCAAGCACCGTAGTGGCATCGTTGGTATCGCAAGTCTCATATGTCAGATCGCACTTCGCAAGATCTCCAATGATGGAGACCTGGTGTACCGCGACGTGATTCAGAACTTCGTGATGCAAGAGGTGACCTACTACAAGTTCGGCACCAACGCAGGGATGCCTGTCTTTTACATGGAAAACCATTTGAAGAACAACCTCAAACCAAATGATGAGTATCACCTAAGAGAGAAGTCATCCATCGGCAACCCTTATCGTGATAAAGTCGGAGTCCAACCATGAGCAAGAACACACACCTAGAACACCTCGAAGACGACATCTTCAATCAAGGATATGCTGGTGCTGAGAACTCCCTCAACTTCCTGGAATCCCTCAGGGATATGCTGAGTACAGGTAGTGGTGGTAGCAGCACCAAGGTTACAGTCAAGTGGGACGGTGCTCCTGCAATCATCTGTGGTATTGATCCTGAGACTGATTTGTTCTTTGTTGGAACCAAGTCTGTCTTCGCTAAGACTGAACCTAAGATCTGTTACTCACATGAAGAGATTGACCTGTGGTATGCAGGTACTGGTGTGCATCCTAAGTTGATCGCTGCCTACGATTACCTGTCTAAACTCCCTATCACTGGTGTACTCCAAGGTGACTTGCTCTACACAGACACACCACCTGAGACTACTATGGGTGGCAAGAGGTGCTACAAGTTTCGTCCTAACACCATCACATACTGTGTTGAGAAGGGCACAGAGATGGGTGACAAGGTTGCTAAGAGCAAGTTAGGAATTGTATTCCACACCCGATACAACGGACCTACCATCAGTTCGATGGCAAGTAGTTTTGGTGTTGATGTGTCTGGTATGCAAGGTGTTTCTGATGTAGCAGTATTCTCTGCTGAGTTCCAGAACGTTAATGGTATGGCAAACCTTTCTCCTAGTGAGAAGATCAAACTGAACAACACTCTTCGTGTTGCTAGAAGGAATCTGCTCCGCTCTCGTCCATTCCTGAACGTCATTGGTGGTGGCACCAAGACCATGGACTACTCTGCTATGTTCAAGATCTACTTCAACCAAGTCATCAAGTCTGGTAGGATGCCTAGCACCTCTCAGCAGATGGCAATCGGGTATAAGAAGTTTGTGACTGACCGTTACAACAAAGAAATCGATAAGAAGAAGACTGAAAAGGCAAAGAAAGACTGGACCAAAAGGAGAGACGAGTCTATCAAATACCTAAATAGTAATCAGAGTGCTATTTTCGCTACTTTGTCTGGATTCACTAACCTGATTGCAGCAAAGGAAATGATCATAAATAAACTCAAACGTATTGAGGGTATCGGTACGTTTCTAGAAGATGAGAAAGGTTACAAGGTCACGAGTCCAGAAGGATTCGTCGCTATCAAGGATGGCACAGCAGTCAAACTTGTTGATCGACTTGAATTCTCTCGTGCAAACTTCACCGTAGCAAAAGATTGGGGCAAATGAGATTTCGTCAGTTCATCATCGAAGCAGCACAAGCTGCTGCTAAGAAGACGACAGCAAAACCAAAGAAGAATGAAGTCGTAGACAAGCATGTCGCGATCACATTCGGTAGGTTCAACCCACCCCATGCTGGTCATGGTAAGTTGTTGGATGCCGTGAAGTCTCATGCTGGTGACTCAGGTAACTATCGCATCTACCCATCTCGTTCTCAGGACCACAAGAAGAATCCTCTACACCCTGAGCAGAAGATTCAACACATGCGTGGTATGTTCAAGCATCATGCTGATGCTATTCAGAACTCGGAACAACATAGAAACATCTTTGACATCCTTCGTGATCTGCATGACGAAGGTCATGAGCATGTCACCATGGTGGTTGGTGATGACAGAGTAAAAGAATTCGAGAACCTAACTCAGAAGTATAACGGTAAGCATTACGACTTTAAGAGTATCAACATCAAGAGTGCTGGTGCTCGTGATCCTAACAGTGAGGATCCTATTGAGAAGTTGTCTGCTTCTGCTATGAGAAAGCACGCTCAGTCAGGAGACCATGAGTCATTCCATGGTGGCACTGGTGGGTACAAGAAGTCTAAGGAGATGATGCAGCATGTCCTCGATGGCATGACACCTCCTAAGAAACCAGCAAAGACAAAAGCAAAAGAGAAGGCGGCAGCAGTCAAGGAATCTGTATGGGAGTATGCTCCTAAACTTGACTTTGAATCCTTCCGTGACTACTACATGCTCGACCACATCTTCAAGGTCGGTGCAATCGTAGAGCATGATGACACTGGTATCCGTGGATCTGTTGTCCACAAGGGTACTAACTACGTTGTGTTCAAAGACGAGTGGGGCGACGAGCATCGTGCTTGGTTGCAACACGTTAGTGAAGTGAATGAAGATGCTGATACCTCAAAGGATCAGACAAATTATTCTGCCGATGATGGCAGCGGTAACGACTGGAAAGTTGGTACTGATAAATATAGAATGGCGGTGCAGGCAATGACGCCTGGACAAGCAACTAAGAAGTTTTCTGATTTCAGAAAGAATTTCAAGAATAAATAGTTCTATCACTTTAATTAGACTGATGCTAGACATTAAAGTATCTGCCGCCCTCATGGGTTTCACGCAGAGCGAGCAAAGAAAGATCCTCGACGCCGTATATGGTGGCGATACCGTTTCTACTGAGCGCCTGAGTGAAGCAGTAAAGGTGGTCACACAGATCATTGAAGACCATGAAGAGGTGGTAGAGGGTTACGCTGGTTTCCCTATCGATAAGGAACTGATCCAGAAGAATAAGGAGAGGTTCAAAGACGATAGGAACATCGGCAGAGTGATCTCCCAAGGAGGTCAGTCAATGGTTATCACTGGATTGAAGAGCGACGGTCGTTACCAGGTCGTCGGCAAGAAAGGTGAGAAGACCGCTAAGGCACCCGAAGATATTGGTCTCAATATGCAACGTGAGCATATTGACATCGATGATCTGCATCAGCAGATGGTTGAAGGATTGAAGCAAGCACGCAAGAACATCGGTAGGGATCCCAACAAACCCTCCTGCTGGGATGGATACAAAGCGAAGGGTACTAAAAAGAAAGGCGGTAAGGAAGTTCCTAACTGTGTCAAGGAAGAGGAACAGATTGACGAACGCTACAAAGGTAAGCATGGTCAGTCTTCTGCTGAGTACAAAGATGATCGCTCCCAAGGTGGTAAGATGATCTCTGGCGACTCTAAGATGAGTGGTGCTGAATACACCCATGGTCGTAGAGTCAAGGCAGCAAACCCTGGTTCCCAACCTGACGAAGGTGGCAAGACTAAGCCCAAGTCCCAAGGTAAGATGGACAAAGGCACCAAAGCAGATCTTGCATACCGCAAAGCAAATTTGAAGAAGGAAGACTTTGAAGCATTCGTTGAGGAGATCATCCTGGACGAAGAGTTTGATACTTTCTCCTTTGAAGAACTCCATGACATCTGTGTTGAGGCACTGGAAGAACTCGATGCAGACGTGCTGACTGAGGCACTTGACATCATCGATGGCATGGAACTCCTCTCTGAGGACTACTATGACTCTGCTGTTAAGGCGTCTAAGGCAGCAAGCAAGACCCCTGCTGCTAAGGCAGGTCGTGCTAACCTCCGTAAGGAGAAGATGAAGGCAGCACTTAAATCTGCTGGGTCTGCTGTCAAGAAAGGTTTGAAGACTGCTGGTAAGGCAGCGGCAAAGGGTGCTGGTTACGCTGCTGGTGCTACTGTTCGCGCTGCTAAGGCAGGTGCTTCTGAGTTCAAGAAAGGTTACGATCGTGGTCGTGGAGGATCCAAAGGATCTTCTTCCACGTCTACTGTTTCTGGCGACTCAACCCGTTCTAGTTCCAGTGGTGGATCTAGCAGCGGTGGATCAGGTGAATCCCGTGTACGTCTCCGTGATAGAATCAAGTCTGGTATCAAGAGAGTTGTCGGTGGTGCTGCCCGTGCAGTGTCCCGTGGTTCTAGAAACCTGGCAAGACGCATGTCCGAAGAGCGTTATTCCTGGCGTAAAGAAATGGGAATGGACGAATGAAACCTGACCAAAACAAAGAGGTGACTACCACTAAAAAGAAAGGTAACGTCATCATCAACCCTAAGAAAGAAGATCTCATGTCTGAATCACTAAGAAAGAAAATTCAATCCGAGGTGGAGGCACTACGAGAATCCGCCAAGAAGAAAGCAAAGCACATCAAAGCAGCCAAGGCAGGTAAGCGTTGGCAAGATTCCGATGGTGATGGTAAGTGGTACGAACCTGGCGAAGATGTTCGCAAGGAAGAGACCGAAGTTGCCGAAGGTTCATGTGCTCCCTCTGTTGATGACTCTGCTGCTAAGGAGAAAGCAAAAGAGCGCATGAAGCAGAAGATGATGCAGATGACCAAAGATTTTGATGCTAAGCGTCAAGGACGCCAAGCAAAATGAACGAGGAACTAGCACACCTCAAACAAAAGCGCGAACACGAAGATCGTGATAACCGTATGAAGTACGGTAAACGTTACAAGGAAATCGTCGCTGCTAAAAAGAAGGAGAAAGAGAAGTCAACCCTTACACAGAAGGGGGTCCGCGCACTGCATAAAGGTCAGTGGGGTTACATGAAGGATCGTAAATTCACTCCTGATTGACTATATAGAGTAGACCCATTTGAGTATCAAACCATGCTTGCATTTCTACTCCCCCTCGCATCAAAAATCATCAAGGATGCCGTCGCAAAGATTCCCGACGACGCTGAACTTGGTGAGAAACTGATCGACATCTGTCTTGTTGTTCTTGGTAAAGCAGTGAAACTTACTAAGACTGACATGGATGACAAACTTCTAGAAACGGTCAAGGCAGCAATCGCTTCCCGCGACTGATTTCATAGGGGACTAAGGTCCCCTTTTTTTATAAATATAAAAAGGAACACAACAATCCGTAGGGAGAACAATGGCAATTTTCGGAAAAATTGATGCCGCAACCTTCTCGAACAACGTCGCGGTCACCAATGGTGACGCCACTGTTACGAAGAACGCAGCGGATACAGTAGCACAAGGCGACATCCTCGAACTGGGTGGCGTTGCTTACGTCGTAGCACAGGTCACTAGCACCACCGCTATCGAACTGCACAAAGCATATGCTGGCAGCACTAACGCTGCTCTGTCTGGTGCTGTTCGCAGAACTGCTCCTAAGGCAGTCGCAGAATTTGTAGTCAAGGGTGGCGACTCTCGCTCTCGTGACTTGGTGTTTGTTGATGACACTGAGCAAGCAGTTGCTGCTAACAAGGCTCGTGGCATCTGGGGTCCTGGTTGGTGGTTGTATGAGTCTTACACCACTGCTGCTGGTGACACCCGCCACAAGGCAGAGTGCATTGCATTCGTACATGCTACTGCCGCTGCTGCTGGTGACGACGCTGATGACACCATCGTGGCAGACGTGCTTGAAACGATTACGATCGGCACTCAACCTGCTAACCAGACCACTTCTTCTGGTGCTGCAACCTTCACTGTTGCTGCAACTGTCGATCAGTCTGGTACTATCACTTATCAGTGGCAGAAGAAGACTGCTGCTGGCACCCGTTATGTAAACGTGTCTGGCGCAACCAGTGCATCTCTCGCACTGACTGGTCAACTTGCTGCTAACGATGGTGACAAGTACCGCGTGAAGATCAACACCTCTAAGGGTGCAGAAGAAGTCGTATCCGACGCCGCTACTCTGACTTTCGGTAGCTAATAACAACTGACAATTTGATATGTACTTTGATGAGTTAAATGAGAAGAATCATTTAATGTTTGCCATCAAGTATTACGAGAACCCTCACTCGGTTACACTCGACGACTTCATGGAAGACATGAAGAAGTTTAAGTACCTGAAACGATTACTAAAAAGGTATATCAAGACGGGGGTTCTTCGTACTAACTTGATCTTAAATCATTTGATTGTTCTCTATAATGTATTTGGTGAAGGAACTCTACCTCTCCTAATGTACAAATTAGAACGAGAGTATTGGTCCGTTCTTAAAACATTCATCATCTATCTCAATAGATACTCTGACGATGAACCAGGTTCATTGCAATCGGTAGCTATTGATGACGATGTAAAAGCAGTATTAGATACGCTATGATTAACGAAGACGCTCCTACTAATTCTGTTGGCACTGGTGCTGAGACTGCCCTCCCTCCGTCTCATGAACCACCTGGTATCACCAGGCTTACTCGTGCCAAGGTAAAGAAGCGTCGCTTTGAGAAGAGCGTGTCTGATATGTTGAAGACCGAAGAAATCTCAGAACAAACTGACGGTTATCTGCCCTTCCGTGTGCAGTATGAAGACTCACAAGACTTCATCCTCTACGGTAAGTCCGAAGCACAGGTCAAGATTGAATTGCGTAAGATGTATAGACCTGAGATGGCGAAGAAATTCAAAGTCAAGAGACTATATCCTGCCCAGGTGATTAAGTTCTATTGGGATAAACGACAACAGGCAATGAGTGTGCAGTAATGTTTGGAGTAGGCAAACTCAATACTATTGAGGCAAAGTTCGAGATCTATGAAGATCTCTCTAAAACTATGTTGGAGAAGTTGGAGCGTGCTGTTGGCACAATCTCTGAGAACTCCAATAGAGTTGCAATCATCTTGGAACGACATGAGAATCGTTTGGATGAGGGCGAAAGAACTAATGAAGCGATCATGAAATTGGTCGAACGTGTAGAACAGAAGGTAGATAAGGTAGAAGAAAGGGTTAACCAACTGTCTAGGTTCCGTTGGATCGTCATCGGATGTACTGCTGCCCTAGTGACACTCATGGAAGCGCCTGATATGATCAAAGATATGTTGACTTCTCGCACTGAGTCTGGTAGCATTGTTGCAGTGGACTCTCGTATGAATGAGCACAGTCGATCAAGACTATATTCAGAGGGCATCGTACCGCCTGGACAAATTTAAGAAAGTCAAGAACGGACTTTACAACTTCCGCTGCCCTTACTGTGGTGACTCACAGAAGCACAAGAATAAGGCACGCGGATATTTCTTTATGATCAAGCAGCGTATGGTCTACAAATGTCACAACTGTGGCATCGGTAGAACCTGTGCTAACTTCCTAAAAGAGATTGCACCAGAGGTATACTCTGAGTATCAACTAGAAAAGTATCGCCAAGGTCGCACTGGTAAAGGTAGCACCGTGGAAGAGGTTGTGCTGCCAGATAGTAAACCACGGTTTACTAACAGAACCAAAGATCTGAAAAAGATTTCTGATCTAAATAATGAACACCCAGCGAAACAATATCTCCTCAATCGACAAATCCCAGAAGAACAACTGGGACGGTTTTACTATGTCGATAGGTTCAAGCGGTGGGTAAACTCACAGAAACAAACCTTTGATTCATTACAGAATGACCGACCTCGAATTATTATCCCTCTCATTGGTGAGGACGGTGTTTGGTTTGGAATCCAAGGTCGCTCTATGGATCCAACAAGCACGCTACGATATATCACAGTGATGTTTGAGGATCGTCTCAAACTATTTGGACAAGACAATGTAAACTCTGAGGAAACCGTTTATGTCACAGAAGGACCCTTCGACAGTTCTTTCATTACCAATGCTGTTGCTATGTGTGGGAGCGATGTTGACCACAGCACTCTTCCTTATCGAGATCGGGTCTGGGTTTTCGACAATGAACCGCGTAACAGACAAATCGTGCAGCGGATTGACGCTGCCATCAGAAGCAAGGAAAAGGTGGTTATCTGGCCAAGGTCAGTAACCTGTAAGGACATCAATGATATGGTATTGCAAGGACTTGATCCTTCTGCTATAATCAAAAGCAATACTTTCTCTGGATTAGAGGCACAACTTAAATTTACCGATTGGAAAAAAGTATGACCATCAACGTCGTCAAGCGTAACGGGCACAGCACGCCCCTGGACCTGGAAAAGGTTCATCAAATGGTAGAGCACGCTTGTCGTGATCTTGCAGGCGTTAGTGAATCCCAAGTGGAGATGAATGCTAACCTGCAATTCTTCGACGGTATCGAAACAAAAGATATTCAAGAGATCCTTATCAAGTCTGCAAATGATTTGATCTCTTTGGACGCACCAAACTATCAATTTGTAGCAGCACGTTTGTTGCTGTTTTCTCTTAGAAAGTCAGTGTACAAGGCACATCCTGACTCTCACCCTACCCTAAAAACTCAGGTAGACAAGGGTATTGTGCTCGGTGTCTACGACAAGACCCTTGCAGGGGCATACAGCGACGACGAGTGGGCGATCCTGGACTCATACATTGACCATGATCGTGACTATTTGTTCACATATGCTGGCATTCGTCAGGTAGCAGATAAATATCTCGTACAGGATCGGAGTAGCGGCGAAGTATTTGAAACTCCCCAGTTCATGTACATGCTAATTGCTGCAACTCTCTTCCAGAAATATCCAGAGGAGACTCGTCTTGAATACGTCAGACGATACTACGACGCAATCTCAAAGCACCTCATCAACATTCCCACACCTATCATGGGAGGGGTGCGAACTCCACTTCGACAATTTGCTAGCTGTGTTCTTGTTGATGTTGATGACACCCTCGATAGCATCTTTACTTCTGATATGGCTATCGGCAAGTATGTTGCACAAAGGGCGGGCATCGGTATCAACGCGGGCAGAATCCGTGGCATCAACAGTAAAATCAGAGGCGGAGAAGTTCAACACACAGGTGTTATTCCGTTCCTCAAAAAGTTTGAGAGCACTGTCAGATGCTGCACTCAAAATGGCATACGAGGCGGAAGCGCGACTGTCCACTTCCCAATCTGGCACCAAGAAATCGAAGACATCCTAGTATTAAAGAACAATAAGGGAACTGAGGACAATCGTGTTCGCAAACTTGACTACTCTATTCAACTGAGTAAACTGTTCTATGAACGCTTTATTAGAAATGAGACCATCACTCTTTTCAGTCCTCACGATGTGCCTGGTCTATACGATTCTTTTGGCACTCCCGATTTTGATAATCTTTACACCAAGTACGAAGCAGACACCAGCATCCCAAGTCGTTCCATACCTGCACAGGAACTGATCCTGAACTTGTTGAAGGAGCGTGCTGAAACTGGTCGTGTTTATCTGATGAACATTGATCATTGTAACGAGCACTCCTCTTTCAAAGACAAGGTGAACATGTCTAACCTGTGTCAAGAGATCACCCTGCCTACTGATCCCATCAACCACATTGATGAGGACGCTGGTGAGATTGCTCTCTGTATTCTGTCTGCTGTCAACGTCGGCAAGATCAGAAAGATTGATGACTTGGAAAACATTTGTGACCTGGCAGTACGTGGTCTTGAAGAACTGATTGACTATCAGGAATACCCTGTTGCTGCTGCACGTCGCAGTACACTGGCACGCCGTTCACTGGGTATTGGTTTCATTGGTCTGGCACATTTCCTTGCTAAGAATGGTGTCAACTATGCTGATACTGAGGCACATCAACTGGTTCATGACCTCACTGAGGCGTTCCAGTATTACCTGTTGAAGGCATCTAACACACTTGCTCAGGAACGTGGTGCATGTGCTGGATTTGCTGGTACAAAGTATTCGGATGGAATTCTTCCGATCGATACATATAAGAAAGAGGTAGACGAAATCGTTGGTAACGAATTGAAATATGATTGGAATACTCTTAGGGATTCTATCAAAGAACACGGACTCAGGCACAGCACTCTGTCCGCACAAATGCCTTCGGAGAGCAGTTCCGTTGTGTCAAACGCAACAAACGGTATCGAACCACCTCGCGACTACCTGTCCATTAAGAAAAGCAAGAAAGGTCCCCTAAAACAAATCGTACCGCAGTACAACTCCCTGAGGGCGAACTATACCTTGCTTTGGGACATGCCAAACAACGACGGATACATTAAGATTGTTGCTGTTATGCAGAAGTTCTTTGACCAAGCGATCAGTGGCAACTGGTCTTACAACCCAGAGAACTATCCTAACAACGAGATCCCTGTATCAGTTATGGCGAATGATCTTCTGACTACTTACAAGTATGGATGGAAGACATCTTATTATCAGAACACATACGACATTAAGAAAGACGAAGAAACTTCTTCGACTGAGATGCTAGACAATCTTATCAATGACATCATGAGTGGTAATGAGGCAGAGTGTGATGCTTGCAACGTCTAGAACTGTACAAATAGAATTAAGTAAAGCACTCCAAGAGGACTTCGAGTCCTTCATGGAGTGTTGTGAATCGTTAGAAGTAAAACCAAGAATCAATTCGTTTCTATATTATGTCGGCAACTACGGAACCTACGAGGCAGAAAATGGGAGTAACAGTCTTCAACAGCAAGAAGGTCAACGCTAGCAAACAACCGATGTTCTTCGGTGCCCCATTGGGGATGCAGCAGTATGTCAACTTCAAGTATCCTGACTTTGACAAACTCACTCAAACACAACTAGGATACTTTTGGAGACCCGAAGAGGTCTCCCTACAAAAAGACCGTGCTGATTATAAGACTCTTAACGAGCAGCAGAAACACATCTACACTTCTAACTTGAAGTATCAAATTCTGCTAGATAGTGTACAGGGTAGAGGACCTGGTATGGCATTCTCTCCCTTCTGCTCACTCCCAGAACTCGAAGGTGCAATGGGTGTGTGGCAATTTATGGAACAGATCCACTCTCGTTCCTATACTCATATCATTAAGAACGTATACCCTGACCCCAACACTGTACTGGATACTGTTCTAGAAGATGACAAGATCTTGAACCGTGCCAAGTCTGTTACCAAGGCATACGATGAGTTCCTGGATGCCGCAGGATCTTATGCTGAGGGTAACCTGTGGAGAGAAGACTGGAAAGATTCACCCACTGCTGACTGGACACTCAAAGATCTGAAACGTAAACTTTACCTCGCTGTTGCTAATGTCAACATTCTCGAAGGTATCCGATTCTATGTGTCGTTCGCTTGCTCGTTTGCGTTTGGTGAACTCAAACTTATGGAAGGATCCGCGAAGATTATCTCTCTTATCGCACGAGACGAAAGTCAACATCTTGCACTTACTCAAAAGATAATGTACAAGTGGAAGAATGGTGACGATCCTGTCATGCAAGAGATCCACGAAGAAGAAAAAGAGAACGTCAAAGCGATGTTCGCAGAAGCAGTTGCCGAAGAGAAGGAGTGGGCACACTACCTCTTCTCTCAGGGCAGCATGATTGGTTTGAATGAAAGACTTCTGAGTCAGTATGTAGAATGGGTTGCTAACCGTCGCATGAAAGCGATTGGTATTCAACCAATGTTTGATATCCCCGCAAGTAACAATCCATTACCCTGGACCGAACACTGGTTAAATAGTAAAGGTCAACAGAACGCACCTCAGGAAACTGAGATCGAGTCCTATGTAGTCGGAGGGATTAAACAGGATGTGGATTCAACGTCTTTTGCGGGTTTTCAGCTTTAATCTGTTACCCCATGTCGAAGAAAAAATGGAAGATCAATGGTCGCCGTCGTCTTCGGACGACGGAGGAGAAGTTGATTGGCTCTCTGAAAGACCCGAAAACTGGTATCAGGGACCACTTGACCTATCTTACTCGTTTGAAGAAGGAGTTGAAGAACTACAAACCTTATAGAAAAGGGAAGAAAAAGTAAAAACTGTTCTTTTTGATACATTCGAGTTGCATAAATAATAATGTCATGTTAGTATGACATTACGTTCATCCAATGATCAGCACACTGCTGGCATTAACCCTTGCCCATCATGATCCGTCACCCTATGGGTGGCACATGTCTTGTGAAAGGTTCCTACAATTAAGAGTTGAAACTATGATGAGAGACGACCTCGATCAACGATCGAAGTACAGTCTTATCAATTACTTCAAGTCGAAAGTAGAAGGGGAGTGTAGTGGTATGTTAATCTAGGACGCAAGTAGATCGCGGAACGGAGCGTTCATCCCATGTTTGAGTTACTACTCTATTCCAACATATCGTGTACTGGTGCTATCGATATCATCGATCGTATCAATTTACATGAACACATGGATGAAGCGGTCAAGGCAGAACTGATTGAAGTAGTTCATGAAGCAACGCCTGACTGTCCATGGGACGCAAACGATTGAAGGAACGGAACACGGATCCCCGAAAGGGTTAAGGTGCAAAATCCATTCATTCAGGAGTTAAAAATGACTACTATCACCTATCGCGGCGTCAAGTATGACGCAGAGCAGTACAAAGCAAAGGTTCTTCAAGAACAGCAACAGGTAAACCGCTTTAACATGATGTATCGTGGACTTAAAGTGGACCGCACTGTCGTTAAGGAGAAAGTCTGATGTTAGTAACCACCGAGATTTGTCTTGGCATGGTTGTAATTCTTTCTTTGTTCTACGGTGAGATTGTGTTACTTCATAGGAAGGGGTGACATGCGATGAAGATCAATATCAGTTTTGATTATGATCTTCCAACGTACGACCCTAACAAACACGATCCAGACAGAGCATATGCTCTCTTGACTTACCGAGGAGTTTCGTATGCCAAGTGGGTTAATTTGAAACCCTTCAAGGGCATACCTAGTTGGAAAATTACTGCTTGACAAACGAATAGACAGGACCCCTGAGGGGTCCTTTTCTATTACATATAAATCATTATGTTCCTATGGAGGGAAACAAATGCAAATCTTTCTTGACAGCAGCGATGTCGCTGAAATCTCGAAGGCGGTAGACACAGGACTGATTGATGGTGTGACCACCAATCCATCTCTCATGTTGAAAGCAGGTGAAGATCCAAGGGAAGTTTTGATGCAGATCTGCGAAATGTTTTCGTGGGACTCCTCAGTATCTGCTGAGGTTTCTGGCGAGACATGCGAAGACATGCTAGAAATGGCGGATGATTATATCCAAATCAATCCCAACATCACTATCAAGGTGCCGTGTACAGTTGAAGGACTGAAAGCATGTAAGGCACTAGCAGAGGATGAGATCCCTGTCAATGTAACATTGATCTTCTCAGTTGCTCAGGCAATCCTTGCTGCAAAAGCAGGTGCCACATATGTCTCACCATTCGTTGGTAGATGTAATGACAATTCATTCAGTGGTGTAGAATTGATTCGTGCCATTGCACAAACCTATGCTGTGCATGGTATCGAGACTAAGATTCTTGCAGCAAGTCTGCGAGATGTGCATCACGTATCTAGATGCTACATGTATGGTGCCAAGGTAGTCACCATGCCACCGAAAGTATTCTGGAAAATGTATGACCATGTATTGACTCGTGAGGGTCTTGCTAAGTTCAATGAGGACTGGGCAGAGGTCTTGAACATTATGAAACAAAATGAAATTGAGATTACTGATTTAGCATGAGCAACGAACCGATTACAGTTGACGATTACAAAGTTGTAGCAGACGAATTCTTCTCGAAGTATAACTTCGTGGTAGAACGTCTTGGACCTGGACCGACTAAGGCAGAAGACGTGCTGAAAGTAATGGAAGCAATGACTGGTGCCGTAATGAAGGAAAGGATCAAAAACAAAATAGGACCCTTTGGTTTTAATAAACAGAATGAACTATCAAAAAGTGAAAGCGATTGCCCACAACCTGAAACTGCTAGCGCAGAGTCTTGAAGATGCAATCAAAGAGGATGTAGATGCGTACAAACCTCCCACAGAATCTAATCGTTTCGGTTATAGATATGATGACGATGATGATGGGTACGCAGATTGAAACCTCAAAGCGCCAAAGCGAAAGGACGTAACTTCCAGAAGTGGGTCCGTGACATGCTGATCGAACACCGAGGCATCCATCCTGAGGATATTGAATCCAGATCGATGGGTGCTGGCGGTGAGGATCTAATCATGGCACGAGACGCACGGAGGAAGTTTCCTTTTAGTGTAGAATGTAAGAATGTAGAACGACTAAATGTCTGGGATGCTTATGAACAAGCACAGGCAAACTCAGGAGATCACGAACCTATTCTATTCATGAAGAAGAATAGAAAGAAACCCCTAGTCGTTGTTGATGCAGAATGGTTTATTAAACATGTTCACAATTCCGATTGAATCTTTTAAGGTCCCCAACTGGGACTACTGGAAACCTATCCTCATGGACATGTGTGATGAGCATAGTCCCCAAGCACATATAACTGGTGGACGTGTTAACACACACGAGATGGACACTGACTATCATGATCTAGTCAGCACATTGTCCATGCCAAAGTATTACTACACTGTCCTGGATGCCCTGGAACCCATCCTAGATGAGATGCAGCAGGACTATCCCCTGGACATTAGGAACGTCGTTGCCATGTGGCATCAGACTACAAAGAATGGTCAGTTCCATGGAGTACACAACCATGGTCCTGTGGGTATCACTGCTGTGTTGTACGTGGACTATGATCCTAAGATCCATAAGGCAACTACATTCTTCGCACCCTTCCACAACTATATCAATGGTGAGGTGGTGGACTACATGCCTGATGTAGAGGAGGGAGATTGTGTATTTTTCCCATCGTACCTGCCACACATGCAGGAACCCAACTTCACTGACGTGCCAAGGACTATCATCTCATTCAACATCATGGGCAAGGAGATGACACCTCACAAGGTGGACCCAAGACCTTGACGAACGACCTTCAATGCATATATAATATCAGGAGAGTTCTTCAACCAACAATGGACCAGTTCCTGGACAATGATGACTTCGAGATGCTTGACATCTTGATTGATGAACTACATGATCTGGTAGAAGATGGTAATGTGCATGAAGCAATTAACTTGAATACTCGTATCCAAAATACTTATGAACTATCGTGACAGATATGTCACTGTTGACTTAGATGATGAGGAGTTTAATGCAATCTCTACATTTCTTGCACAACAGAAGAACTTTGAACAGACTGAAATCGAAGGGGTCAGAACATGCGACGTATGTTTCGTCGATGATCCAGACCTCAATGAAGTCGTGCGCCAATGGGTAACCAAGGTAAACGAAGCAGCATTATGGGATTTCAACATCGATTATCTAGAACCCCTGCAACTCACCAGGTACAAAGAAGGAGACAAGTATGACTGGCATCAAGATGAATCGGAATGGCACAAAGACAAGAGAGAAGGTGGTAGGATCCGTAAGATCTCATTCACTCTATTGTTAAACGATGATTACGAGGGCGGAGAGTTCTCACTAATCAATCAAACCGTTCCATTGAAAGCAGGACAAATGATTTTCTTTCACTCAGATGATTACCACGCAGTAGCACCAGTCAAGTCTGGTGAACGCCTCTCACTTGTAGGTTGGATTCAAGGTCGCCCCTGGTCTTAATTTCTCACGGGACAGTAGCTCAGTGGAATAGAGCAACTGCCTTCTAAGCAGTCGGTCGTAGGTTCGAGTCCTACCTGTCTCGTTTGGGAGATTAGCTTAGCGGTAGAGCACCTCGTTTACACCGAGGGGGTCGGCGGTTCGATCCCGTCATCTCCCATCGGACATCAGTCCGAGACCACAGTAGAATAGGAGGCGATCATGACGATCCAATCTAAGTTTGCATCTAGTTTGCAAATTCTTCGGGACGCTGCTAACGGAGATGTTTCTCTCGATCAGTACCCAGGTTTATTCAATCAGGTCTTTCGCTTTTATGAAAATAAAGGAGTTCGATTCTGGGGTGTAGACTTTGAAGAAGATTATGCCTACCTTATTGATCACCTCATCGCGGATAACGTGCTTGCATAATGAAGTTAAACCCTGACCCAATACTTTACGATGGTCGTATTGCAACTCCCCGTACTGATTTCATTTATACTGAATTCATAGACGAAGGAGTAACAGACGGCATCCTAGATTTTTACAATACTCAAACCATTTTTGAGAAGTGGCCAGGGGAAACTATCGCTGATGACGGAGGTGGTCTAGTTGACCCTAGTATCAAGGATTCTATGGACAATCCTGTCTTTATTGGAATCACTGATACTAGGGTTCGGGACTTCACGGGGGAAGTCAATCGAGTTATGAATAATTATGTGGACAAATTCCCCCTGTGTGCCAAGACAAACGGTTGGAAGATGGAAGAATTTTTCAACCTTCAATACTATAAACCTGGTGGCGGATACCACATGTGGCACTGCGAACGTCAATCTAGTTCTCGATCCAACACATATAGACATATGGTTTGGATGACTTTCCTTAACGACGTTCCTGACGGTGGCACTGAGTGGTTCCATCAGGACCTATACATCCCCGCCCAGAAGGGACTGACTGTAATCTGGCCAGCGGACTGGACCTATCACCATAAGGGTCGCAAATCAGATACATCAGATAAAACTATCGCAACGGGGTGGTATCATTTCGTTTAACCTGCTATACTAATGCCAAGGTTATCCCACCTATACATGAAACCCATAGTTCTCCTAGAACGTTTCCCCTATCGATACGTCGAGTCTGGTATCCTAGACAACGGCACGCCTGACTATCGTATTCAGAAGATCGACTCGCTTACTAACAAGTATCGAGACATGTACCTCTGTGACAATGCCATGCAACTGGACATTGCTATGGAGGACTTTGAGTATACCAAGTGGTTAGATCCTGCTGGTGTACCCTGCTATCAAAAAGACCGAGTTAAGAACCCCCGCGATACTGATTGATGAAAGTATTTGTTTCAGATTGGAAACCCGAATTGAAAGAGGTCTTCACTGAACAGCAACTACAAGTGCTTGATGACCTCCTGATGTATGCACAGTATCAGTTTGACATCCCATACTGTGATAGTGTATACGAGTCCAACGCAGAGAACCTCCAAGAGGTTCATCGTCTATTGAAAGATTCACGCTACGAAACTATCTCATGAAAAAAGAATTTACTGCTGCTACCGATGCTGTTTGTGCCGCTTTCAAGACAGCACTTGACTCCAACATGGACCAGACTACACTAGGTGAGGTTTGGAGGCACTATCAAGGTCTCCGTTCTATCACCGACAGCATCCCTGCTGATAATCCGCTCGATGGTATTCAACTCCAACAAGATTTCGGCACTGCTACTGTCGGGAATGCACCCCTTGGTTTGGAATTCTATGAGAACGGCGCTGTCGCAGCGGGTTCCGTAGATCTCACGTCTGGTGGTCAGGATGTCATCACGTTTAGTTGACAGAATGTAAAGATTTGCTATATAATAGTAACAGTTCTTTACATAACACTATGACCGTCACCACGAACGAGTACGGACAAACTAACATCTTCGCCAAAGAACCTCAGATGGTAGTCGAAGACTACAATCGCAAGGGTCTTAATTCCCCTCAGCAATATGCTGAGATTTACAACGGACGCTGGGCAATGATGGGAGTCATCTCTGGTTTCCTCTCATACGCCATCACTGGTAAATTTTTCTTTGGTATTTTTTAGGAGTTACTATTATGTTTAACGAAAAAGCAGAACTTTTGAACGGTAGAGTTGCTATGCTCGGTTTCATTATCGCAGTCGGCACCTACATCACAACTGGACAGATCCTTCCTGGTGTCTGGTAATGTGGTTACTTGCCACAGTAGCAATTTGTCTAACAACATTTGCGGGTGCAGCAATGTTAACACAATCAGGAGACGAGTCTAAATAAAAACGATTCGCCGCAGAAGAGATGGATAGGTATAGGTTGGAGTGCTTCTATAAGGGTAGGTGGATCAATTTGAAACACTACACAAATCTCTCTAAGCACAAAGCAAACTTCTACCTCCATCTCTGTTCCTGTATGAAACAAGATCAACAATTTAGGTGTGTTCCACTATGAATGAAGATTGGAGATACCACCCAGAGCGTCTCGAAGAGAGGCGCTTTTGTTTGGGTGCCCTTGTACATCACAAAGTTCCTATTGATCGCAGAGCGTATGATTTCTGCCACTACTACACCTCATCAGGTGCTTGCACAGGTCTTATGGAACGGTACACACAGTTTGAACCTGGCATCTTCGACCAGGTGAAGGACGCTTACGACTCTTACTGCTATGAGCAGGGTCTGACGAGTCCAGAATCAGAACTGACCCCCATGAAAGGGGTTGACAAAGTTGGTTAAAGCCTATATATTCTTATGGTGTTTACGAAAGTTCACATTTTAGACGCCTTACCGAGACTAAACAGCGTCATTAAATAACAGTCTCTAATACCTGCAATGGAGGGTGTTGCAGGAATACTTCATATCGTCACCTCCCTAGTGACCTTACTTACCCTTTTTCAAATGGCAAATTCAACGCTTCAACAAACATATACCCCGTCTAATTGGGAAAACTTCTGCGAGTGGGTGACATCCACCAACAACCGTCTGTATGTCGGTTGGTTCGGTGTACTGATGATCCCAACACTTCTCGCTGCTACAATTTGTTTCATTACTGCATTCGTCGCTGCTCCTCCTGTGGACATCGACGGCATCCGTGAACCCGTCTCTGGTTCTCTGATGTATGGCAACAACATCATCTCTGGTGCAGTTGTCCCTTCTTCTAATGCTATCGGTCTTCACTTCTACCCCATCTGGGAAGCAGCAACTCTGGATGAGTGGTTGTACAACGGTGGTCCTTACCAACTCGTTGTGTTCCACTTCCTGATTGGTGTCTTCTGTTACATGGGTCGTGAATGGGAACTTTCCTATCGTCTCGGTATGCGTCCTTGGATCTGTGTTGCTTACAGCGCCCCTGTTGCTGCTGCTAGCGCCGTGTTCCTCGTCTATCCTTTCGGTCAAGGTTCTTTCTCTGATGGTATGCCTCTTGGTATCTCTGGTACTTTCAACTATATGCTTGTATTCCAAGCAGAACACAATATCCTTATGCACCCGTTCCATATGCTCGGTGTTGCTGGGGTATTCGGTGGATCTCTTTTCTCTGCTATGCACGGAAGTCTGGTTACTTCTTCTCTTGTTCGTGAAACTACCGAAACTGAGTCTCAGAACTATGGTTACAAGTTTGGTCAAGAAGAAGAGACCTACAACATCGTCGCTGCCCACGGTTACTTCGGTCGTCTGATCTTCCAGTATGCATCTTTTAACAATTCTAGAAGTCTGCATTTCTTCCTCGCTGC